GGGCTGATAATTTCGTTTCCTTTCTCTTTGGGAACACCATTTTCAGTTACTACTCGGGTGTAATGTTGTAATGCTTGTATCACAAATACTTGTATCATAATTCCGTTTGGGGAGAATGACATCAAGTTTTTGATAAAGTCTTTATTGTTCATTTGTTTCATACATGCTCCTTATGTGTTTTTCTATTTTGGCGTTACTTCCCCAAATATTTCCGGGGATTTCGTTATAAAAGAATGCAAAGTAAACCGGGATTAACCATAGGTTTGTTGAGTCAGCGGAACTTACACAGGTTTCAAGATCTTTGAGCAGAATTCCTTCCAGAAAGCTGCCGGGCATTATCCCATGATCGACATAGTTAATTATTCCGGAATACATATATTGTGGAATTTGTTTATCATGAAATTGAAATTTGGCAAGTTTATCAAAGGTTGTCATGTGTTGCGTTCCTTTAGTTTTGCTTCTGCCGCGATAAGCAAATCTTCCCACCCATGCTGCTCTGCTGCAATTTCAAACCTATCATCCTCCGTCAGCCCCTGCCACGGGCGCTGTGTTGCGGCAACAAGGGTAACAAAGGCTTCTAACTCAGTCTCTGTAAATAGCACACAGTCATGCCTCCCCATAGACAGCACGGGATATACAGCGCCAACTTCGTCTGCAAATTCTTTAGTTTTTTCTTTCATTTGTTTTTCCTTCTGGGACAGTATGTATTTATATTGTTTGTCTTGAGGTTTTGACACATACTGTTGTGTTATCAGGCATGATATAAAGATCATTGTCCGGGCCACACATTTCTCTGAGTCTGTTTAATAATGATTCCAGGAATGATTGTCTTTCCATTTCTTGGGTAAATGCTTTTCGTAGCGTATCAATATCTTCTGTTTCTGTGATTGGTATGGGACAGCATGTACCATCCTGGGGTATTTGACTTGAACAGGATATGAGGAGTGTTGTTATTGCAAGACAGTATGTACCATTCTGTATGATGTGTTTCATTACGACTCACCTTTTCCTTTGCATGCGGGGCAGATTGTGCCTTCAAACGCACCTTCTCCTGAGCCGTTACAGTCATTGCATATGCCTGTTTCAGGGTATTCAATTCTGTCATCGGACATGTAGTTGACATAGTCGCTGTCATCATCATCATCTTCGTAAATCATTTTGTATCCTATTCTGATGTAATTACTTGGGAGGGAAAGCGTATGGCTCCTTCGAAATCTAACTGATCTTGTTCGAATGAGGTTATGTAGTTATCATCCACAATTTGCCAATTGATTATATGCTCTTTAAACAGATTGTTGTCACATTCTACTTTGTGGCGTATTGCCATGATTAGCTTTGTGGTTTCTTCATTGTTCTCTGTATGATTTAGTATTACATAGTCATTGCCTCCTTTTGGTTTCCAACGATATCCGTAGTTTTCGTACACTTGGGTTGATATGAGTAGTTTGGCCATAGGTATGTTTTTGTCAGGTTTTGTGGTTGAATGGTTGTAAAGTGGTGTTTTAGGTGGGGTTTTGGTGGTGTACAGGTATCATTTTTGTTTGGAGAGCTTTCAGCAGTTCAATTAGTTCATTGATATCTGCGTGGGAGAAAGAGTAGTCATCTATTTTTATACTTATATATTTTGATCCGATGAATTTGTATTCAATTTCAGCAAAGCATGGCAGGGTTACTGTTCCTCCTTCTGTTGAAAGTATTGTGTTTGGTTGTGCTGATTGGAATGTGTAGTTCATATGTGTTTAAAGGTGACTTGGTATTGCTTAAATGTGACTGACTGGTTATTGTTTAAATTTGACCTCCGTGTAGTGTTTAGTGTATTTTTTACTGTAGTGGCTCATTTACGACCATCACGCACAAAAAGCTACTACACAGTAGCAAACTTTGTCACATTAACCGCATGTTACTCGTAAAAGTTAGCCGGAGTTCCTCCTATTCTAGTCGGTACCTAATAGGAGATAATTTCTTTTGGTATAATTGCTGAGTTTAGCCGGTACCTAATAGGAGATAATTCCACATCCAAGCATATGTTGTTGTAGTAGTGGGGACTACAACTCGGTTTAATCCGGAAACAGGCTTGGATGGTACTTTCCCTCCCCACTCCATATATATTATATAATATTATTCATGAATGAGCTTAATTAGTGGGCTGTAAGTAATATTCAGTATATCCACCTTAAAGTTAATTGTTATTTTGTATTTTATTTTAAAGATAATTAACTTAAAGAATAACTCATGAGTACTATTATATAATATATATTAGTGTAACATGAGTATTCTCAATTGTTACTCTTCTTCTATCTCTTGATCGTATACTCCTGTCACCTCTATTACGGTTCCTTCAAGATCACAATTAGAGCACAATGATTCCATTGCTTGAAGTGTTTGAGTAACCAGGTATCTACTGGTATTCCCCTGTATATTCTTTGATTTGATAACTCTGGCACCCCATTCAGCTGCTGCCTCGATTAACTCTGAGTTGTTAATTGAGAAGTCAGATGCTTTAACAGGCATTAATAAAAGATATTGTTTCATGATTGACTTTCTTTTTGTTACAGATTAGGTGGCCAGCAAGGAGGATTCCCTGCTGACCTATACGCTTACATCACCCGATAGAACCACACGTTGGCATCAGCACCACCTGCAGCTACGAACTGCACGGATGTTTGCTTGTCATAAGCTTCTTGCAGAGCTTTCTGAAGATCCTTGACCATCTTGTCATTAGCCAGACGGTCAATACGACACTGGCGCTTACGACGATCATCGCAGGTCACCTCAATAGACCTTGTCACCTCATTAAAAGAAAGATCATTGATTTTAGTTGGTTGACTTACACGATCACCCATATTAGGATTATTGGTGATAAATGGTACTTCCATTTTAGCAGATACTTTGAAGGAAGGAATAAAAGGTTTAGCCATGATAGGACTCCGTTAAGTTAAGGAACAGTATGCCATGTACATACCCGTGGCAGGTCTCTGTTGATGTGCAGAGCACAAGTGATTTTAGCGAATCACCACTTCGTATCTTAAAGGAGGATATGCTTTGAGCAGCCATATCTCTGTAGTTTTAAATACAAATTTCCCCGATAATCTGTTGTATATGTAATACATATCAGCTATCTTTCGTCGTATATGTCTTGTAGTAGCAGTACTATTTGTAAGGTGAACAATGTTCCACAGAGAAACATACCTATCAAATGCAGTAGACCAAAGTCTCCTGCCTCTACCGCTTCTATAATATGCATGCCTGACGCAAACCAAGTTATGCTTAATACTACATGTGCCAGTTTATACATACATACTCCTTTCTCTACCCCCGGAAAAGCCGAGGAAGCTAGAACGCAAAGACGCTCTAAGATATCCTGCAAGCAGGACACCTTGGAAGGACTTCTTAAAACAAATCACGTTCTTCGATATATAAATATGACTTGCCTTTAGGGGCAAATGAAACTTCATCAGGTTTGGCAATGTATTTACCGCTGCTTGCAACTGCCATGTCCTCCATTGCGGTAACAGCATGGGTTTTGAGAGTAAACAGGCCAAGCGTATCATGCTTGACATCATCGTACCCACAGCTATCTTGGTCAGTCCACTCTTCCATCAACGCAAAGATAGTAGAGACGTTGTGTTCATTTTTCATAACCCAAACAGAAGTATTAAACAAGTCTTGGATAGCAGGAGTAACTCTAAAGGGGTTTGGCTTTAAAGCTAAACGGAGAGCGTTAACGGCATTAGTGAACAGGGTAAAAGAGCAATAAGACATGATAGTTCCTTTCAAGAACTAAGAGCCGTTACACAACATGGTAACAAAGACGCTCTAAGATATCCTACACGTAGGACACCTTGGAAGGACTTAACAACCGGCAGCAGTCCATAGTTTGTTGCTAATATCACGCACATCATAAGGTGTTGAGGCAGAATTACCAAACTTACCAGTGTAAAGCGCAGCTAAGGCAATACCTAAGGCAATATTATTTTTCCACGTAGGGCATCCAGCTTTAACCCATTGCTTAAGATGCAACTTAACACGCTTGCTAACTTTTAATTTGTATACACACATCATCATCAGCATGTCTTCAAAATCACCAGACATTGAAGCATCAGACAAAAGGCAGTCACCAACAGCTTTAGACAACGAAGGCCTAGTCCGAAGGTGCCTGTCAGTAGCCAAGAAGCCACAAGGGTGGCCAATTTCAAGTCCCCGAGGGCCGGGATTACTGCTGGGTTTTAAGTTTACTAGGGTTGATACCCGATTATAACGTTTAGCCATGATAGTTCCTTAAACAGAGCAAAGACGCTCTAAGATATCCTGCAAGCAGGACACCTTGGAAGGACTTATTTACTTGCCAGAAGAAACAAATCTCGCAGTTGCAGCTGAGATTCAAACACACTCCCGCCCCATGCAGACAAGAGGTGACCACTTCTCGGGGTAAACGACAAGCCATACCCACGCTTTAAACAGATAAACAGAAGTATTAAACGCATGATAGTTCCTTAAACAGAGCAAAGACGCTCTCGGAAGGCACCAACAAAGGAGCCAACCGGGAAAGCCCTTAAGCAGCAGACACACCGCAGAAGTAACCAGGGCACACACGACCGGAAGAACCGGGAGCACCCCAAACGTCAACCACCGCACCGGAAGCACGGGCAACACGAAGAGCGGCAACCAGAGCCACAGCAGCCGAAGAGCCAACACCGCCAAGCCCCGAAGCCAAGCACACCAACAAGCGCCCACCAACCACAGCCACAACAGCCAAGCGACGAGCGTCCCACGACAGCGACGAAACCACGCCAGAACAAACAGGCAGGAACGAAGAAGACGGGACAACGCGAGAACCAACACGAAGCAAAGCAGGAACACCAGAACCCGAGACCAGAGGACAGGCAAAGGCAACCGGCCCAGCAACCGAAGCGGCAGCAGCGCCAGGAACAGCGAAAGAGCGAACCAAGGACGCAGCAACGCCAGAGAGAACAGAAGAAGAAACCACAAGACACCTCACAAGCGGACGAACCGCAAAGACCGGGCAAGACGCCCAACAAGAACAGCGACCACCGCACCAGCAGACCGCCCAAGGGAAACAAGGGGGGCCACGCAAAGAAAACAGGGGAAGCTCAAACCACCACCTGATTCTTTCACACATTCTACGAGCAGAACGTCTCTCAGGTGGAGACAGGGGCACCCATAAAAAATTACACTAAAATATCCTCTCAAAAATTTTATTATAATTTTTTTATATGACACAAGGAAAAATAACAAATGGCAGCAGATAATGGCATCAAACTAAAAGCACTCAGAGAGTTAAAAAAGAGAGCCAAGCTTGATGAATACAAAGATAACTTCGAGTTATTTGCCAAAGAACAAATTAAAATACTCCCCAAAGATTCTTCCAAGGGGTTCCTACCTTTTAACTTCAATGCAGCACAACATATTGTAAATACAGCTATTGAGAAACAATTAAAGGAAAAGGGTAAAGTAAGGGCTATTATTCTTAAAGCACGACAGATGGGTCTTTCCACATTAACCACTTCCAGGGTATATTGGAAAGCATATTTAAACCCATTCCACAAGTCAGTTGTCATGGCGCATGATTCAGCTACTTCCGACGCTCTCTTCACAATGTCCAGAAACATAATCGATCATATGGATCCGACCTTCAGGCCAGAATTTAAAAAGTCTAATGCAAAAGAGATTCAATTCCTGCACAACGATTCCGGGTATCGTCTGTTCACAGCAGGTGCTCCGGAAGCAGGTCGAGGCCAGACACCCACCATTTGTCACCTTTCAGAGGTAGCATTTTGGGGGCATGACACAAAGATTCTGTCAGGTTTATTCCAGGGTATTTCAGAGGCTCCCGGCACAGAAGTTATTCTTGAATCCACTGCAAATGGTATTGGTAATGAATTTCACAGGTTATGGTTAGGAGCTATTTCCGGGGAGAATGATTACATTCCTGTTTTTGTTCCGTGGTTTCTTATGCCTGAGTACAGCCGAAGCTTACCTGATGGTTTTGAAAGAACATCCGAAGAAGAAGTACTTGTCACCCGCCATACATTAAGTAATGACCAATTATATTGGAGAAGGTTGAAGATTGCAGAGAGTGGTGTTGATAAATTCAGACAAGAATATCCTTCCACATGGGAAGAAGCCTTTCTTGTTACAGGATCTAATGTATTTAATCTTGAGAAGTTATCTCAACTTATACCACAACCTATTCTTGCCCACAGAGAATTTAACTTTACATCCCGCATGATGGAAGATGCCAGGCAAGGTTCAATTGAAATATTCAAGTATCCTACCTTTGAAGATTCTTTTGCCATAGGAGCTGATGTATCTCTTGGGGTAAACAAAGATTACTCATCATGTGTTGTTATGAATGCAAAGAAGGAGGTATGTGCTGTTTACAGGAATAATACTATTGATCCCAGTCAGTTTGGCGATCTTTTGTTTTATCTGGGTCGTTACTACAATAACGCACTACTTGCTGTGGAATCCAACTCAATGGGCATTGCTACTCTCAACAGACTTACCCAGATGAATTATGTCAACATGTATTATCAGACAAAGATGGCCAATGTTTCCAAGGAAGAAGGTAACCGCATCGGGTGGAGGACTACTTCTGCAAGTAAACCGGCTATTATCGGATTTTTAAAGAATGCCATTGAGCAGGAAGAGATACTTATTCCTTCCCGAACAATTATCGGTGAATTAATGAACTATGTTTCAAATGATAATGGCAAAACTAATGCTTCTTCCGGATATAATGATGATACAGTGATAGCTCTGGCCATTGTTCTTGAAGTAATCAGAACACATGGCGACAGATTAACAACAAACAGCGTACCTTTCTCACAAAAGATGGGTTCATTTCAACAAATAGAAACAAAGTGGTTGTAAAGGAATTATTATGGCTAAAAAACAAAGTAAAGTGGTAATATGACCGAAGAAGATCCCAACGATTATACAAATAAACATAATACTCTTTTGTCTCCATTTCAAGAATTAGCTTATCAGGCATGGGTTGAAAGAAATAATAAATCAAAAGATACTTATGACTATGATTTAAGAGGTTTTTGGAAAGATCAACAGTTTAGTAATAACGGTCATGGCTCAGATAAATATAAAAAACCTAATCATCCTACATTTTCTGATGAATCTATGTATCATGGTACACCTGCGCCTTGGGGTGGTAAATATGAGGGTGGTACCTGGAAAGAAACCAAACAAGGTTTAACCTATACGCCTAGTGCTGCAATGTTAAAATATACACACAATTTAAATGATCTAAATGAATATTTAAAAGAGTATGAACCCGATGTTAAATTAAATATGGATAGAAAATGATTAATACAAAAATGTCTCCCGCAGAAAACAAACAACTTCAAAAAATGATTAAGACAAAAACACCTAACAAGTTGGTAAACCCAAAAGAAAAAATTGGTGATAAAATTCCCAAGAATTTTAATGCAAGAACAAGTTAAATAGATTCCCTTGTGTCAACTGTTGGTAACTCATGGTGGAAGAAGTAGTTACACTAATACATAATGATTGAATGTATGCGAGCGTAAGATCGCTCTTATGAAAGGTTAACAATGAGCAAATCCAGTGATATTATCAGATTTACTGATAAATTTAAAGACATAGTAGGAGACGAAGAACTCCTTGCCATGATTGAACAAGGTGTAATGAACTCTGTTGGTGACTTTTTAAACAGTTCAGATCTTGCCAGGGAACGTCAGAAAGCTACCTATGAATACGGGATGATTCCCCAATTCCATCTGACACCTCAAGGGGTTTCTCAGATTGTTTCATCAGATACAGTAGAAGCTGTTGAAGGTTACCTTGCTATTATTGCTGAATTAATGTTTAACAATAATAAACTTGCCAGGTTTGTACCCGTAGGTACTACTCCTTCTGATTTTCACAATGCCAAGACAGCTTCTGATCTGGTAAACTATACTATTTTCAAGCAAAATAATGGGTGGGAAATACTAAATACATGGGTAAAGTCTGCTTTATTGTGGAAAAATAGTATTGTCAGGTGGGAATTTATCGAAGATTTTGATTATTCTTTCGAGGAATATGATTCAATTTCACAGGAAAATCTTGATCTTTTACTTTCAGATGATGAAATTGAAGTAATTGGCAAGCTTAAATATGAACAAGAACTGGTATCTAACCCTGAAACAGGCAATGCTGAGTACGTCACAGTCTACAAAGATGTGCGCCTAAAACGTAAGCACAACAAGACTCGTATTCTCATCAAGAATGTACACCCTGAATGCTTCCGTATTACACGGGATGCTCACTCACTAGATGATGCAGCATTTGTGGGTATTCAAATTGATATGACCCGATCGGAGGTTCGTAAATTCTTTCCCGATATTGCAGCAGATATTGATTGGGATCAAATTGGAGATGGCAGCTATGATTGGGCAACCAAATACACAGAAGAACAAGCAGCCAGAAAACGTTTAGTCGGCGAAGAGTATTGGCTCGGAGGTAACAGCCGTGAGCTATTCCCATCTGAAGCGAACCGCCAGATTACGGTTATTGAATGCTGGCTTCGCGTCGATAGGGACGGCGATGGTATCGCTGAACTTAAACACTTTATTATCGCTGGTTCCACCATTCTGCTTGAAGAAGACTGCGAGTACATTCCGCTGGCAACCCTCTGCCCATTTGAAGTTCCACACGAATTCTTTGGATTGTCAGTTGCTGATATGATCAGGCCTGCTACAATGGCTACTACGGCTATTATGCGTGGTTTTGTTGAGAATGTATACCTGACAAACTATTCTCCTAAGTTAGCTGATCCAAATGTAGTTGATTTTTCTGCTCTTCAAAACATGAAGCCCAAGCAGATTATTGCAACTA